ATGGAATTAAGGACAGGCTCAACGCATATGGACCGATAGGTCTTAGCGTTTTTGGGGACGAACTGGAGTTTCCCAGGCACGACAGTGAGTTTTACTATCTCTGTCTCCTGTTCGTGGTCGCGCACAAATGAAATACTATGCGCTTCCACCCAGGCCGGAAACTCGTACAGCAGCCGCGATGCGGCCGGTGCCAGTTCAGAACTACACTCCAAGGGAGCGTCCAGCTTAAACCTTGCGGTTGTCGCTGGGCTTTTAACACCCGTGTTTGCACCCGGGCCGAAGGTCATGTGCAGATCTGACAAATTTGGTACGTCACCTAAACAGTGCGCGATTTTCCGCTGAGCCAGCAACAAAACTGACTCAACGTGTGGGTTTATTTGACCCACACTAGCACTGCGTAAGCGACGATTTGTCTCCTTGCACACGGCTTCAGCCGCGACGAAAGAGTCAAGGGCAGTCTTTGCCTTGTCCCTACCACACTCTAAGGGCTCTAGCTTTTGAAACAGCGCTAGGGCCTGACGTGTGTGATATAAATCGTCCACGTTGCCAACAGTATAGTCAACACTAAAGTCGACCAGCACGGACCACATTCTGCCTTCAATAATTTCTCGAAGGCGTGTAGAATACGGTCCTGCCATGTCAGCGTGTTTGAGTGCGATACCTGTGAGGAGTCTGATTGACTGCTCATACGAACACTCCTCTATCCAGCTGCTACTGCTGTGGATTACTTCCATAACAAACTTCTCCTTTCTAGAGAGGTTGCAGTTCCCGCTAACGAAATTGTTAGTTAGGGAGAATGCCTTTAATAAGCATGTTGCGCGAGGCATCGGAAGCGTTGAAATACGCGCTCCCGGTACCGGCCGCGACGTCCCCGATCATAAGACCGTGGAGTTGCTTAATGGCATTTGCGAGCTGGCTCAGAGTAGCTCGTTCGTGAGCAAACAGACTCACTTGAGCCACAATGGTGTGCGCAACTTTCGGCGGTGCAACATAGCCGTCGGCGGCGCCACCAGAAGTGGCTTCCATCACAGGGATCTCGAGCTTTACGACACGACGCATGATGCCGTTCGCGCGCTTATCCGTTTCCATCGTGACACGTTCTTGGGCCGCTGCAGGTTTTGCAGCGTCCATCTCACCCCAACGGGGGTAAGGCGTATCAGTGATGGGCACGTAAGTGCGCACGACAGGAGTTGATGCATCGTCATAAACGACCAAGTTGGCCATTGTTCCCATTTTCGGGTATCCTCGAGGATTGCAAACACACTTGAGGAAATGTGTCTGGCCTGTATACAGGCTTGATTAATGTAACACCCCAGCAGTAAATCCGCAGGGATGCGGCTTTGTAGCAGCTACCGTTTAGTGAACAACTGAACGGCAAGGGCAATCGCGTTTTCAAGGCGCTTGCCCCGCATGAGTGCCGCGAAGGGGTTTTGGAATTTAGGCTTAGGAATGGTGATAGAACTACTCACCGTTCTTTGCAACGACAACCGCTCGTAGAAAAGGCGAACATCGCCTTCCTCGTAGTGGGTACCGTTGCCCGCCTTGTATTTCTTCAAACCCCCGTAACGGCTTACTGAACGTTTACGAGTAGATTTCACAACCTTCTCAACGTTCACATGCGGTATGACGGAAAGTGCATCAAGATAAGCACCGATCGGTAGGAACCAATCGATGGCAAACGACCATGGAGTAATTTCCCATGCAACGCCCAGAGGATCTAAAAGACCCAGAGAGCGAGGAGCACTAAGCTCTTCTTTAATGGTGCACTTCAACCGTACGGATGTAGTCCTGTTTTCCGAGTACTCGTAGATCGTAGGCGACGGCGACGAATTGGCAAAGCCAGTGTTCGACGTCGAAGCTTTATAGGTCTGCGTTCTCGGCTCTCGCGTCAGCTTGTTAAAGGCCGACGCGACCTGGAATACATCTTCGTACAACGGCAACCAGCCATATTGGGCCTCAAGCCACGCGCCAGCAACGTCCTTTTTATCAAGCTTGCGCTTGATAGACTTATATCCGGAGATATTCCTTCCGGATTTAGTCTTAGGGACAGAAGAGTTACCGAGGACCTTCAAAAAGCCCTCGATGTTACCCTTCTTAAGCTGGAACGCGGCCCGCCCTAGGCGAGTTACGGTGTTGGTAGCCAGTTTGTAAAGCTGGTGTCCTTCACCGATGTGGTTTCCAAGGTCCAGACTGTGGCCGCGAATTTTGTCCGCGAGCCTACCAATCAAGACTGAATCTGGAAGTGGATTAGCAAAACCGGAGCCCGGCCAACCAGGGGTCAAGTAACTTATGACTTTCCCAGTTGAGTTTCGCACAAT